CGGTTTTCTTGCGCTTGTAGTTTAGCGCGAATTTCTGCTAAAGATGTGGCCATAATGTTTCTCCTTATAAAATGCCATAATGTTTGTGCCTGGATATACAACTGCACCGTGCAATTGTATAACAATTGTATTTAGCAAGTCAATAATAAATTTATTATTTTTTAACCAAACCTGCCAACTTGCGTAAAAATCCTAAATCTTCTTGTACTACCGGTTGATCCATTGTGGTTGCGCCTACTGGTTGAGGTGGTGGAACCGGTTGCTGTGGTGCTGGCTGTGTGTTAGTATTTTGTTGTTGTAGTACTTGCATAAATTGGTTCGCTAATGCAGTTTCTCCATTTGCAGCCAGCCAGCCAACTATTGTACGTCTTGCATCAGCATCTGGACCTTGAACCTGACTCAATTTTAATAGTGCTTGTTTTAATTCATCGTCTTGTAAAAAATTGATGTTAGAAATAGCAGCTATACCATCTGATGCATCTACACCTACTGCGATAGGAGTTTGCATGAGCACTGTTAAATCTTGTTCATCTCTATCGTCATTATCCTCATCCCAAGTCTGTTCAGTAATTTCATTTGCCCAAGACTCAAATTCCACTGTCATTGGTGTGTCCATTTTTTGTTTGTTTTTGTATGCACGATAAACATATGGTAGTGCTTCGTTGAACCTATCATCGTAAATTTTCTTCACAAAACGCTCGCGCAATGAGTCTACATCCACTGTTTCGTCCATGTCATTGTAACGGCGATCACACATGTCTATTAGTAATTCATGGCCTTTTCGACCTTGAAAACGTTTCAAATTATTTTTAACTTCGTTGTAGCGATAAATGGCTGCTTCCACCATGCCCGAAGTTTCAGCATCTTCAAATGTTCTATTTTTCATCGAACGCACAAAATGGCGCATGCTGGCCATTTCTTTGACCATTTCGTTAATTAATTGACTACCTTCGTCGCCAATGTTACCACCGTGGCGTAAATGATTGGCTGTAGCTCTGGCACCATGTAAATTGGTATGATCTAATAGGAATCTTTCTCCAACTGGAGTTTCGATGAACACATGTTCTATTTGTCTGGCTCTTGCACCGTGCCGTTCTGGATCAATTTGATCTCTGTGCTTGATAATAAGTTTGTGTTCGCCTACATCACCGAAACTTACTCTGCGGTTATTGCCGTGTCCGTACAATCTTCCTTCGGCAATGGCCAATTCTTCTTTATCGTAAGTGGCGTCTGATACACTCTGTTGTTTAATGTCTTTAAGATCTAAATTACTACGATTAATATCCCTAACATCAAAATTCAACATGTTACGTCTTGCAAACTCGCGGAGCCCACGCAAAAATTTATACCATTCTGTTTCTTGTTCTTCGTCCAGTGCTTCGGTAATATTTGCGCCAAAGTAGATTTTTAAACTGTCTTCATCTATTAGACTGATAGTAACATTACCAAAATTCTCACCATCTTCGCTGATGTAATCAAAATTTAGAAATCTTGCTTTTTCTGGGTCTGTAACTCTTTGGGCATTTTCGTCGCCAATATTCACATGATCAAAGCGAGCACGTATTTTGTCAAATAAAGCAGCTGATATTTTATCTAATTCACGCATAATGTATTATTTATGGCTATAGTTACCAAAGTAAGTGTAACTGCTAAACCTGGATTGTCCTGCTGCCAGAACCACAGGCACAGCATGCCATTGATCAGGATTGTTTAACATTATATACCCTGTATTTGGTTTGTATTTAAATTTATACCTTACTTTCCACGGCACGCTATTATTGTAATAAAATACTGTTCCAAAATTTTCAGGACCGTTTTTTAAATATAGCTGCATAGCATTTGGCAAAGTACCATCTAAATGAATATCTGTGGTAAAACCTTCTGTATCATACCAGAAACTGCTCCAACAATCATATTCTACTAATTCTATTCCAATCGTGTCAGCTATTTGCAATCGCACTGAATTTAAATAGGGATCTACGTCGTTTAAAACACATGACGCGGGCGGAATCAGCTTCTTTCTTTTCCATACTTCTTGCCCAGATTGTAATTCCCAATCCAAACTATCAAGATCCAATTGTTGTATCGCGCCGATTATATTGTCAGGTAAGATATCTTCTACAAGAAATAAATCTTTTTTGTCATCGACAGCAGTTATTTTCATACCAATATAAATGGCATTGGTGCCAAGTAGTCATCAGTTTTGTCACGTAATTTTTCATCAAGCTCTGCATCAAAACTTTGCAAAGCCTGTATTACTCTAAGTACCAATAAAGTGCTTGATACCAAATCGTCCGTTTCTCCAATTTTGGCTGCAAATCCTGCGCCACTGGCTACAAATGTTTTTAGCTCGCTAATTAAATTTTTACTGTTTAGTGTCATTTTGTTGTTTTCAATTAAATTTTTCAATTTGGCGCATACTGCTAATTTTGTTTTATTTGTAGTTGTAAATCCTTTTCTATGAAGTCTTGCTTGCCCGGCTTTTATAGGTTGGCTTAAAAACGTTCCTTTAATATTTTCTTCGCCAAATTCTGCTATAACTACCAAGGCTGCTTCACCTAAGGTGTTATTCTCTACACTATAGTATATGTCATTGGTAGTACCAACGGTATCGTATATGTACTCACAAATTTCTTTAAGAATAGCGATTTGTCTTTGCACAGGTGTCTTGTTGTGCTGCCACTCGGCCACTTGTACCATCGTAGGCAATTCAAAAACTTCAATTGCTGCATAGTCGCCTCCTGTTCCTAAACTGGGATCAAGTCCAATCACATATGTTTTGTTTCTCTGCGGTTTTTGAAACCACCTTACTTGTCCTTGTAATTCAAGCGGCTCTTTACTCACCAGTTCTGACAGTTTAATTGAGTTAATCAAGGTTTCGTCATAGATCAAAAACTCACACCCGTGCTCGCGTCTGAAACGTTCTTCCCCAATTCGACCAATCTCTTCTTGTTTCCATTGTTGGTCTCTATCTGGATGCTCCCACCAGCTGGCCTGATATCCTTTAAATCCATTTACGCCCAAGCCATCTGTTCGTGGATTTCCAAACTCATCAATGGTTTTATTTGCCTGTTTCCATATAAACGCAAATTGATCTTCATCACTATTAGGTGTACTGGTAATAATTGCTTTACCTCCAGTGCTGAGTGTCGGTGATATTGAAGTCCAAAACTCTTTGGCAATTGTGGGTCTAACGAATGCAAACTCGTCACAGTATAGTAGGGTAATACTCATACCTCGGCCGGTAGTCTCTGTTGTTGTTTGGCTTACAATGCGACTTCCATTTTCAAAATCAATTGATCCTTTGTTATAGCTGGTAACACCTGCCCTGATCCAGTCTGGACATAGTTCGTAGGCATAACGAACACGTTGCATGATTTCTTGGGCACCGGTATACTTGTGTGCTGCAATTAATATGGTTGAATCTGGTCTAAACATAGCAAACCAAAGCAAGTATCCTGCGGCACTTGTGGTTTTGCCGGTTTGTCGAGGCATCAGGCTGATGCTAAATCTATTATTGTGATAAGTATCTATAAGTTTCCGTTGATACTCAAAAGGTTGATATAGCATTTTTCCCCGAACCGGGTGCTGAATGTAGAAATAGTTGCTCATAAAGTATTCTGGTCCCGATTCAGGATCAGCACATCGCATAAACTCTACAATTTGATCCTCAGAAAAGTTGACCTTTTGGTACGGACTCTTTATAATAGTTGTATCATTGGTTTTCATATAAATTACTTATGTCACATACTTTACTTTTGAATAAAGATTACACTCCAATTAGTGTACTCCCGCTAAGTGTTATCCACTGGCAACATGCTGTCAAGCTCATGTATCTGGGTAGAATTCAGGTGATTGAAACATACCCAGACTGGATTATAAGGAGCGAAAAGCTTGCTATCAATGTGCCCAGTGTTGCTATCACTCGCGAATATTTCAATTTTAAACGCAAGGTCAACTTCACAAGATACAACATGTATCTACGCGACCTTTATCAGTGCCAGTATTGTGAAGATACATTCGATTTCCAAGATCTTACGATTGATCACGTTACCCCTATAAGTCAAGGTGGCAAAACTGAATGGACCAATTGTGTAACCAGTTGCAAAGCCTGTAATTTTAAAAAAGCTGACAAAAATTTTATGAAACCTGTTCGCAAACCATATCGCCCGGATTATTGGGCATTAGCGGCGGCATGGAAAAACAGTCCATTTAGAGTAAAAGATCCTAAATGGAATCAGTATTTGGGTAGAGATGCTGCGGCAGCTTAGAGTTAATTAGTTTTTCTAATTTTTCTAAATAGGGTTGTGCTATACTACCCGAAAAAAAATGTTCAACATTTTGTTTTCTACGTGCCGAAGTTTGTGCAAACAGCATATTTAGATCTTGATTGATTAACTTATTAACAGATTGGAGTACCGCGTCCATTCTAATTCTCCAATCTGCAATCGTGTCATAGCTGTGATCAACTATATCGTCATAGACATCTATTCCTGTTTCGCGTAAATATTTTATAATTCCCTTTGGGCCTGCAATTATAAAGAACTGGCCGCTTGCAATTGGTTTCCATGTTTTTTCACTTATAAACAAGTTGTCCTCAATTGATGTTTCTGTAACAAGATTTACAAAAGATTTTTTATAGGCGTCGTGAGATATTGATAAATCATTACTGGATCGTTCCGGAAAACTATGTTTTTCTTGTTGGAAATAATGAGATAGTTCTGATCCGCAATTGGTATAATTTAAATCGTAATGAGAATTATTATGAAATGAATACATAACATCATTGTAATCCATTTTTATTAAATTTCTGTAAATATACCACCGATGTTCGTGCGGATTCCCGTTAAGACAACTCATTATACAATTTCTTGAATAAGTGAAATTATTTCTTTCCCATTCACGCATTCCATAAATTTGCCAGAACGGATAATAAATTACTGACTCGTCGTGTATTCTTGGGTCAGGATGTAAAATTATTACTGAATCGGAAGTTTGCAAAAACTTATGATAAGCTTGTTTATCAAGTTCAGTAAGACAATTCTGTGATAGATCAACTATGTTTACTTTATTACTTTGATAATTTAAAGAATCAATATCTATCTTTTGATCTAAAAAATCGTATGTTAAATTTGACGGAACAACATGAGCATAAAGTTGATCAACTAAGACTCTCATATTGGCCGTTCACCAGTTAAATATGGCTTGCTGAACCAAAGTTTAAACCAAGCATCAGTACCGGGGCGAATGTCATGTTTTTTCATGAGTTCGCCTTTTTCATTTCCGGTAACAGAGATATTACTACCCGGAAAGCCTTTGTACTCCTGCATCACTGCACGGTTACTAATACCAGCTAATACTCGTAATTGTTCAATATCATTCATCTACTTGCCTGGCCAAACAATAGGCTTTAATTTTTTCTTCTCTATGATGAGTTATCACTTGTATAACTTCGTCGCATTCTGCTAAAGTAGGATAACTGTTCCATGCTCTCCATACTCCATCATCAACCACTAACACCATTAGAACAAAAATCCATTTCATTTAATGATCACTGTAAGGCACAACCGGACGATCGTCATCAGGTGTGTCTGGTCCTTTAGTTACACCATGACTGTTTGGCTTCACCATAATACTCTCTTGCGTATCCATTGGCAATAAGTTGAGCTCGCAAGCTTTGTCCATCAAGAATCATGTCGCCTAATACTCGCCCACCAAACTTGTCCCAACCGTAAAGCACTACCTGACGCTTGACTGATTTGGCCACTGCATTTTTTGTAAACGCTGTGGCTGCTTCACCTCTTTGTGCTTCGCTTGGACACATGGCTCTATGGCCTTTTTCAGGAGTATCCACTCCATAAACACGCACAGCCAACTCGGGCTTGAGTGGAGCTGGCAAGAATGGAGCAGCAATGACTACTGTGTCGCCATCGTTTACTCTCACAATTTGTGCATCATACATAACACCTTGTGGTTGTTTTTGAGCAAGTGCAAGAGTAGGTGCTAATAATAGAATTGCTAATAATTTTTTCATTGATTTTCCTTATAAGTTTCTGTTTGTATTGTAAGTGGCTGTTTGGCCTTGTGGGTTTGTAAATTTGGCAGTTACGATAGCGGGATTTCCTTGCTGAATATTTTTTCCTGCACCCTGGAACATGGCACCTTTATCTACTTGTAGATCAGCTTTACCAACATCAGGATCGTCGTAGTTGGCTGAAATTTGAGTGGTAGGAGTCATTTGTCCTTTATATCCTGCTTGAGTGTGTGTGCCGCCAACCTTTAATTTAGGGTCCACTTGGTAATTGGCTGAAATTTGATTGGCCGGGATTGCGGAACGGTCATGCGTTGCTTTGAGATCCAAGTCCCCAATCTTGGTTTGCATTGCAAGATTTTTTGCTGTAGGATCAACAGTCACGCTTGTGTAGTCATCAATGTTTGCAGTGACAGGTTGTTCGTCAAGAATATCTAAGTATCGTCTAAAAAATCTTGGATCGCTCATTATCTTCTAATAAGTTGTTTGAGTCTATCTAATTCTTCGTTGGTACCTGTTGCTGCCGCTTGCATTTCTGCATCAGTTGCCTGACGAGTTGGATCTAATCCAAAAAGTTCATTTGCTTTTGGTGAAAACCCTGCGCTACGACCTGTACCCCAATCTTTTTGATCAATCATGTCTTGACCAACTTGAGCTGCCTGTGCGCCACGTTCCTTAAACGCATTGCCACCAAAAATATAATTGTATTCATCATCAGGCAATGATTTAATTGCTTCAAAATCTTTACGGGCTTGTGCTTGTTGTTCCGGTGATGCTTTTAGGTATGCGGGATCTTTTGTTATATCTTTGGCATTAGGACCTCGATACTGACTTGCAAATTGTCCAAGTTTTTTTGCAGCATCATCAAGACCAGAATCAGCAGCCAAATTACCCATTGATCTAATCAAGCTACCTACATAGGCCGATGATGGATCACGACCTTGCATTGCTGCTTTACCTGCCTCCCAACCACCTCTTAACATTGAACCTTGTGCATAACTTCTTGTTTTATCGGCCACATCTTTGCTGATTAATCCTTGTTGTACACCTTGATCAAGTTGTCCCGATATATCTTTGTAATTTTGATATTGTTGCCCTACTGCATCCTTGGCCTGTTGAAATTGGCTTGGTTCTTGACTGGTATTAGCTGGCTGCTGCACAGGTTGTTTTATAGGTGCATTAGGACCAACACCTGCAGGAGGGCCTTCTTTTAATATCTCTAAATACTGTCTAAAAAATCTTGGATCTGTCATTACCAACTCCTACATGACCAGTACCTTGCTTTCCATCTTGGTCCTGGATTGGCGCAATTGTGTCTTGCTCTGAAACTTTTACGACGGGCTGGATTTGACTTTTTGATTGTCATGTTAGGATCGCCAAAGTTCACTTTAACTACATTACCTTTGGGTCCTCTTACATACACTTTACTCTTCTTAACATCGCCCTTCATCTTCTTGCCTAACGGAACTTCACGACCTTGATATTTGGCTTCATTGGTTGGTGCTCTGAACTGACTCATTGGCCCTTGAGGCATGGCTGTTTTTTTACCAAACATAAGATCTGAATCATATTTTGCTTTGGCTTGCGTATAGTTCATCCAAGGGGCACTTACATCTTGCTGAAAGTCATCGTCGTAATCATCATCTGTTGATCGAGATATGTAATAATCGCCTGCGCCAGTTTTGGGATCTCTTGCAAACGAAGCAGATGTAAATTCCTGCTTGTGTGTACTATCTCCTTTAGACGAGCTGCGATCTTGTGATCTATGAGTATCAATCACCGACATTGACGTTTTAGTAGGCTTTACCGTAGGAGGAGATACCATGCTGTAACTGTCATCATCGGGGTTGTATTTCATCACCGAACCGTCTTTGTTGGTCATGGTATCTTGTCCCCATCCTTCGGGCGCCTCATGCACCATGTAGTCTTTGGGATCTTTTTTGTTTTTTGGCTCGGTTAGCGGCTTAGTGTCTACCGCATCGCGTGTAGGACGAGCAGGTGGTGTGGCACCTGAGTCTTTGTCCATGAGGTCGTCATCGGAGCTTTTGTCTCTGTTCACATTTGAATGTATTGGACTGATAGAATCTCGAGCAGTGGGCATGTTTGAATCTTCTGTTATATATCCAACATGCGTTAAAATTCTCATCATGGTGTCGTCTGCTTCTAATACTATTCCATCCTCAAACACATCAACAATATAAGTTTCGAGCAAAGTTTCGTCTCTGGCTATTTCTAACTCAAAAATATCCCCAACAGCAGGATTTCCTTCTGTCAGTTCTGCTTCGTTGAGATATTCGCGAAACGTTTTCATCACTTGCCACCTTTCCATTGATCAGGTGGTAATACTTTAATTGGTTCGCCGTCTTTACCTACCACTTCACCTTGGTCTCCGTAATACCTTTCTTTTTGCTTGGTCTTACGCATTTCCAATTGATCATACTCTGGAGTTCCAGGTTTATACTTTTGTTGCATAGCTTCAAGATCACGAAACTGCCCGCTTCTTCTGCGTATACTGTCGTCTGTGTTAAAAAGATCTCCAACAAAGTTAGATACACCTGTTTTTACATCTTCCCAACCTTCGTCAACTTCTTTGTCTTTACCAAAGTTTTCTGTACCTGTTCGCTCACCAGGTATTTTCATACTGCGTGGCCCAGTTACACGAGATTCTGGCGATTCAGGTTCCATTGGTATCTCTTGACTGGCACGATCACGTTTTTTACCAGGACGGAAAAAATTTGAGGGTAATGTTGCTTTTACTCGTCCTGTCTCAGGATCTGTAGTAGTTGGAATAGGTTCTTCGCGAATCAAGATGCTCTCAAGGATGTCGTTTAAGTCTTGATCAAGCATGCTTTCAGACATTGGATTGTCGCCGGGGTATTCTTTCTTGTACTGGCGTTTTTCTCTGTTGAGATCATTGCCTTGACGTAGAATACTATCTACGGTTTGATATTCTTCGTCGGGTGTGTTGCTATGACGTGTAATACGCTTCTTCTTGGCTTCGTCTATTGCATCTATTTGTTCAAAATCTCCCATACCACCTAATACATTACCATCATCAGGTACAGGAGTTTCTTCTCGTTCCATCATTTCTTCATCGCGGTCAATCATGACCATTGTAGGCTGATGATGTCTTTCCATACCTGCCAGTTTCAACATAGACAGTAGATCTTCTGCGGCGTCACCTTGTGCATTGATAGTGACGTCCTTGGTACCATCACTGCTCATGTTTGTGGTAACATTCAATCGATCTTTTTGTTGCATATGATCGCGTTCCATGCCCATATCTCCACATTCCTGTAGTCCGGCAATTTTACGCATACGATTTAACTCGTCATTTTCTTTTAGTGCAGGATTATCCTTGTCACCTTTCCAGTCTCTTTTGTTAACAACACTAACTGGTGGTTTTGGATCTGGGGCTGTATCATTGCCCATAGTATGATCCCAGGCATCTGTTGCACCGTGCCATGCACTCTTGATTGCTGCAACTGGTTCTGATACTGCTTTGCCTATTTTACGACCAAATGTATTAGCATCTGGACTTTCTCTATCAACAATATCTCTTCTGGCTTTTTCTGCACGTTCTTTGTCTTTTTCGTATTTGTCAATCTTGGGGCTAACCACACGCTCGCGCTCACGTGGTGCGAACGAGCTCGCTGCACCCGAACTTGGTTCTTGTCCTTTAGTTTGTGGCATTTGATTGAGTCTTGCCAATGGACTGTCGCCCATTTCTTTCAATTTGTCATCTGCTTGTGCTTTGTTGGATCCAGAACCCATTGCATCTTTAAATGCATCAGCTTTAGCGACTGCTGGTGTTGCTACAGGAGCTGAGGCTCTTTCTTTTTCTGCTTCAATTCTATCATAATCTGCTCTCATTGCAGCTGGCAATGTTGCGCGATCAATCGTACGCCTAATTTCTTTTCCTGCACTTCTCATTCTGTCTGCAAATGAATCAGTGTCTTTCTTTGGGGCATTTAGCATAGCAGATCCAGGACCGTCTTCTGACAATCCAGCCAAACGTGCTAATTCACTCAGTGGGTCCACAGTTTGTTCTGCTACAGCACCTTCACTCATTTGACTGCCCATGTCTGCATAGAAGTGTTCTTCTACCCACTCGTATGGATCACCTTCTCTTGCCTTGGCAATACCGTAAGGCATGTCGCCTCTATCCAGATAATAATCATATAATGCATCATACAAGTTCTCTGCCATAAATCCTGTATTCATGAAATTTTTAGTTTCATGTTTGAATCTATTAACGATATGTTTTAGTGTATGCCCATCTTCGTCTAACATAATGTCCATGCCTTCGTTTACCTTTTCTTTGTTGTGCTGTTTCCATGCAGTTGCAAATGCAATTGACTTTTCTTTGTCTGTGAGTTTACCGTCCTTGGCATAACCTTTTTTAATGTGTTTAACCATGCGTTCGGCCTTCTTGCCTGGTGGTGCTTTTTCACTCAAAGTTAAACCACTCAAGCGCATCATCTCTGCCAATGCATGATCAACATCTTCTTCAAAGTCAGCCATGGTGTTTACTGCCTTTGATCCTGGAGCAGACGCTCGTGTATCTTTGTCATGGGGATTTACATAAGTTGAATTAGGGTCAAATTGACTTGCTATTTCTTTTCTGTTGGCCTTGTCAACATCGTACATGCTTGGTGCTTTTTGAGTTTTTGCTGCCGGCTGCTGAGGTGCGGAATTCACTGGCGCATCAGCTTCGGCAACTTTACCAAACGCAGCTGGGGTGCCGGCTGTTGTAGCTGACGGCACAAATGCAGGCGGCTGTTGTGCATTTGGTGTGCTGCCTAATGTTCCTGTACCTAAATTAGGACCAGTACCTGCAGTTGCGTCTGGTGCTGGTTGATTGCCACCAAAAAAACCTTTAACTTTGTTTCCTACAGCACTGGCAAAATCACCAAAACTGGCATAACTTTTTGTTGCAGGATTTTGCCCACCAGGCCCAGCTTTTGCGTCTGCTGCAATTTTATCGGAGGTTCTTGAGACTAAATTAGAACTTCCAGCTACAGGCTGATAGTCACTCTTGGGTGCAGGATTATTGGTGGCGGCAGTGGCACTCTGAGCATATCCGCCTGCTTGAGCAGGTGCTGCTGTATTTTGTTGTGCTGGTGCTGCTGGATTTTCGCCTTGCAAATTAGTAGCACCTATACTTTGAGCTGTTGCTGTTTGAGTTGGTATTTGATCCGGAGTTGTTTGAGCAGGAGTACTTGTTGATCTACTGGCCATTGCTGCTGCACCTCTTGTGTCAGCTTGTGGTGTTGAATCTTGTGCATTTAGTGCAGCGGTTGCAATCTGATCTGAAGTTTGAGCAGGAGCTGCTGCTTGAACTGGCTCTGTATTTGCAGCGGCCGGGGCCGATCTACTTGCCATCGCTGCTGCACCTCTTGTGTCTGGTTCTGGTGCTGCTGCCGTGGTTGCTGCCTGTTGCCCACCAATTGCATTTGCCTTGGAAGTGTCTAATGCTGCTGATTGTTGAGCACTTGCTGTGTTTGCTGCCGGTACAGCTTGTGGCTGACTGAATTTTTTAGCTAATGCCTGATTGGCTGCTGCACTTCCTGCTTTGAATCCTGGGCCTAACGCTGCATCAACTTTGGCTTGATTGGTTCTATCGGCTCGATTCATAAATTGGCCGCCACTTGTTTGAGCAAGTTTTTGTCCAGTAACACCTTGTTTAGGAGCCGGTGCCTCTATTAGATTTATTAGTTCTCGCATGTTCATTTTATCTTTTTACCCTTCCAGCCAACCATAATATGTCATTCAGTTCTGTATTTACCGATTCTGGAACACGTATCCTGTTCATGTCATCGGGTGTCATTCTTTCTTTACCAGTTAGTGCTTCTATGCCTTGATTCCATTTGTCAATCCATCTATTACCTTGTTCGGGTTCTGACAAATCAGGACTAATTTTTTGCAATTCTTTTTTGAATTTTTCATCATCAATTTTTTTCTGCAATTCATCCTTGGCACGTTCTATATCTTTCTTGGTACTGGTGCCGGTACCCCACGGTTCGCCTGTGCCTGATGTAACTGGGGTGCCGTCTGTGGAACGTAATACATTGGCACGGTCTGGCTCGCTCACACTACGTGTCTGTGATGGCAATTTTGTATCTGTATCAGGTTCTGTAGCTCGTGGAACTTTTATTGCATCCGGATCTGCATCCACTGTATAATCAGGTTTAATCTGCTTGCGTATAACATCGTATGGCACTTTTGATAGTCTTGGATCTACCCAGTATGTGTCAGCACCAGCATCGGCTTTTGGTTCGGCTTTAGGTTCAGCTTTAGGTACCACCTTTACTGACTTTTTATCTTTGACCTCATCACCGTAGTCTGTAGTATATGTACTTTCTTTACCAGTTCGTGGATCTGTCCATGTGAATGTTCCTCCACTGCCTTTTCCGGTCTTTAACGCCTGTGCGGCTCTTGCTGCTGCAAAGGCCTTTTCAAATTCTTTACGTACATTTATTTTAGCAGACTTATCTTTTGCGTCTGCAGCAGGAACTTCAGCAGCAGGTGCAGCTGGCACACGTTGTTGTTTATCTGCTTTACCTTTGTCTTTGCCTGTGTCTGTGCCAGCAAGACCTGTGCCTGCATCTGCTTTACCTGCTTCTTTGTCGGCTGGTTTTTCGGCCTTTTTCCTGGCTTCTGCATCTCGTTGAATTTTTTCTAAGTCAGCAATACGCTTGGCTTCTCGTTCTGCTGCTGCCTTTTCGTCGGCGGCACGCTGAGTAAGTTTGTCGCGTAAGGCTTTTTCTGTGGTAGGAAAACCAGTGTCAGGATCGATGAGAGGATCTTTACGACCGGTTATGTTTCTTGATTTTTCTAAATCTGCTGCACTGGGGTCTCCGCCTTTGTCAGTGATATCAAGATCTTTTCTTGATCCTGGTTTTTCGGGTGCGGGCATAATATTGCCTCGAGGATCGACCCATTGGCCTTTTTCATTTTGAGTATATGTTGTTTCTCTTCCCGTTGCATCTGTTGTAACGCGAGTTTTTGCTTTAGATTTGTCTTTGTCGGCAGGTTTATCAGCTGGCTTTTCTGCTTTCTTTTCAGCTGATTTAGCCGGTGTGTCATCACCTTGAGACTGGTAATCAACGGATGGTATATCTGATCTAATAGAAGGAAATTTGAGAGGTTTACTGTTATCTGCTTTTGATGTTGTATCAGCCTGGGCTTCTGGAGCACCACCAAGTCCGGGATCGGTTAGTTTCTTGTCTTTAGGCTGCGCTAAAGCCAGTTTTTCGGCTTCTGTGCGTTGTACATACGATTCCCAATCAGAGGCAGTTAGAATTTGTTTATCTATAGGCAAGTTTTTATTGTATGCTCTTCTGGCCTTTTCTGAATCTAATTGCTCGTAGCCTCTCAATTGTAAATGCACACGGTCTGCTATTTCGAATCCGTCTTGCAATCCGTATTTTGTGTTGCTTGGATTTTTTTTGTCATATGGATCGTTTTTTCGCAACCATTTGGAAAATTTTACCAGATCAGGAGTGTTCATGTCAATGGCATATCCTGCATGTCCGGCTAATTCTTTTGAGGCAGGTATATAATTGTTCGGCTCTCCCCTTTTCATTTTTTCATATTCTATTGCTGCTCGCTTGGCCAAAGCCTTTTGATCTTCGGGAGTTCTCACTCCGCTGGTTACAGTAATTGTAACTCCTGGATTGTCTTTGGCATAATCGGCCATGGCTTTATCTAAGGCCGCTTTAAACTCGCCACTTAAATCTTGCAACTGCATGTGTACTCTACCATCTAAAGGTTTCAATACAGGATTGGTCCAATGACCAGGTAGTTGTACTTTCTCTATTGGTGTACCGTGAGGTGGATATTGAGGGCCGCTGATGACTTCAGCTTTAGATTTTTTGCTGTTTGCTGCTTGTGCGTCGCCTGATCCTGTGGCAGCAGCCAATACGTCTGTAGCTACCTTTACAACTTTATCTCTGGTGCTCGGTGGATTCAATAGCGCAACTTGTTGTGCTACATCATCAACATAGCCAACAGTTTTCTTTCGTGGATCGCCGTAGAGATATTCTCTGGTCTGTGCCGGTAAATCTTTTGGATCATTGGATTTAAGCCAAGCCTTAAATTTTTTATTATATGGTCCGGCGTTGTATGCTGCCAGGGCTGCTTCGGCACTGCCGTATGTCTTGTACAAGTTTGCTAAAAATTTTGTACCAGCTTCAATGTTTCGATCTGGATTTGTTAGATCTTCAGGTTTTAATGTTTTAAAGAATGATGGCATCAACTGCATGACACCAACTGCTTGTCCATATTTGGTTTTGGGTCCAAGAACTGTGGCTGCGGTGTTTGCATCATACGCACCAGTTTCCTTACGCATGGCATGTAAGACTACAGGCAATGGAACATCATACTGCTTGGCATATTTTGCAGCCAATTGAATAAACTGTTCCTTGGTGTATTGCGGCTTTTTATCGTCATTGAGAAACTGTTGATATTTCTCAGTCAATGTTTTTTCTTTGTCATCAAGTCTGGCGCCTTGGTCCCTTGTTTTGCCGGTGGCAGGATCTATATGCGGTGGGAGTTCTTGCTGTTTTTCTGGTGTCACCGGAGCCGGTGCATTGGCTGGAGGTTGTGCTGTTACACCTTTTATAATGTCTGACAGCAATTCGCCTTCAGGAGCTTTTTGGAGAATTTCTTTTTCAGGACCTTGTCGCCACCATTCAATCGATTTTCGTCCTATATCTGGTCCGTATTCTTTAGCTGCTTCGTATCCTCCGTATGCCCCTGCACCCCATGTTATTGGGTTCCTTACTAAGAATTTTCCAGTTGTTTCTAATCCTTTTCTAACTGGTCCTTTACTTAACTCTTTTGCTTGATTAGCACTAATCAGAGCTTGATCCATTTGTGTTTTCTTTTGCACAAACTCAGGACCCATTTTTTGTAATCTGTCTAAATATGCTTTGTCTGATTCAAATCGTTTTTGTTTTGGTAATTCTACAGGAGTTGAGGCCGGTGGTGGAGTAGGTGTATCTCGCCCCACAATAGGCAAATCTTCGTCTCTGGTGTATGGCTTCTTAGAAGGTACCGAGGCATCTGGTACTTCTGGCTTAGAAGCAGGAGCATCTGGTTTATCGCGTCTTCCGACAGTTTTTAACCACCGAACAGCATCATCACCGTATTTGGCTATCCAGCCTGGAATACTTGTTAAACCACCTTCGTCAAGTTTGCCTGCTCGTTCTAATTGATCTAATTTGTCAAATTCTTCTGGTAGCATATGGATATGATCAAAATCACCATCCCTGACAGACTTCATCATATCTCTGCCAAGATTTCCCCAACCACCGCGTCGCGCAGCTTCGTCGCGTAATTGATTAAATGCCTCTAAACCAATACTGGCAGCTTGTGTGGGTATTGTTGGTATTAGACTTAGCCCAGCTGCTGTGCCAGCAATGGCGGCACCGGGATAATCTTTTTCAGCCACTCTGATACCAGCGTCAGCAAAACTCAAACCAGGTAACACTTTGTTAGATATTGCACCTTCTTGTAATGAAGACTGTTTGGCTATTTCACGAATTTTCATTTTGCAAATTTATCTTTTTTAGGGCGACCGCGGCCTTTTTTAGCTACTTCACCTGTTTCGTTATCTGTGTCTGGTTCGTCGGTTTGTGCGCCGCCACCATAACGTTTGCCTTGCTTAATGCCTGATCCGCCACTGGGTTGTGGACCGCTACGTTCTTTTTGTGCTTTTAGCATTTCGTCCCAGCCTTCTTTTACTTTATAGCTTTTTCCGTCGACTTCAAATTCAGATTTGCCAGCGTCTCTTGCTGCATCTAAAGCGCCACTAAAAGCATTGCCTTCGGCTTTTTTGTTCTTACCGGCTCGCAAAGCTTTTAGATCGTTGGCGTCAATTTTTTTAGGATCCCCGGCCATACGAGCAATTTTTTGTTGCTTAGGACTCAGCATGTCTTCATTGTATGCGTCTTCATCCATCTTGTCATGACGGGCACGAATGCTGGCCATTTTTTCTTTACTTGCACCTTCGCGGCCTGCTTTCTGTAATGCCTGCATACCTTCTTTGCCATACTTCTTTTTGCCAAGATACGCTTGTAAGCCACTTTCATCTACTTCTTTAGTCTTGGGCTTGTCGGCTGGTCGAGATCTATCGTCTACTGGAGGTAACTCTTTACCTGGCATTTCTTGTCTCTTTACTTTTGATGATTCATGATCTTTAATACGCTTTTGTGCTTCTTCGTAACCGCCAGGGCCATCAATGACATTGACCGGAATAACTTTTCTAATCATGTCAGACTCTTCGCCCAGTCGTTTCTTGTAGCTCATGTACTTTTCTGCTAAATTCTTTTCAACTCGAGCAACTGCTTCTGCGATTGCGCCTTTGTTTTTTTCTTTGGCAGCTTTTTTCATAGGCTCTTTTTTGTCACCATCCTTGTCAAGGTCTGCAAAATCAGGTTTTGCTTTTTTACCTTCTGCAAGAACCTGCTTGGGTGACTCAAGGCGTTGCATCTTTTTCAAGATGTCATAGATATTGTTGCTCATTATTTTCTTCCTTTAATTGGGGGTAATTTGTTTTGTTGGCTACCTACAGGACTCTTAGTACCTTGCGGAAGTGCATTAGTTGTTTGTGCTGGCTTGGTTCTTTCTTTTGCGTGGGTAGTCACTAAGTCTGGTTCGCCAGGGCCTGTTAGTAATGGACTCTTCTTATCAAGTTCTTTTAATAAGCTGTCTTTGCGCTTTTCTGCCACAAGATCTTGCCCACCGGGTACGTCTTTGAGTTCTCCGTCTAACAATAGTGCGCCTTCGTGATCCTTGCCATAAGCTTCGGCATAATCGTTTTGATCTGCTTGTTGTTTGCCGTACACACAAACCCACTCGGCCTGCATGCCTGTGCGTTCTTTAAGTAATTGTGCGATTTGTACTGTAGTAGTAGGATATGCCACTGTGGCTTCAAATTGCCAACATTCGCATGCACCCCACTTGGGAAATTCTCTATGCTCTTGTACCGGCATACTTTTTGGTGTGGTGATATCTACAAGTTCGTAAGCATCAAGAGCGTTCTTGATTTCTTCCATGATATCTTTGGGGTTTTGTTTTGCTACCTTGATCCTAAAACTGTAGTTTGAGTTTCGTTCTGCTATATAATCGTGGAGACTTTTCATAGGTAAAATCCTGTTTATAGAGTATTTATGTGTTTTTGTTCTTTTGGAGAATCTGTTCCAGTAATGCATTACGGTCAAGCACAATGCCTTGTCCATCTATAGGACGATCCTCTGGTGCGTCTTTGCTCACTTGGTGGTCCAGTCGGGCCTTCTGTAGCTGTAGTTGTACCATACGTAGCTTTTTGTCCATTTTGGCTGTTTTGGCTGTGATAGCATGACCCAGCAATGTGCCTGCTGTTTGAAATACCACTCCGCCAAATCTTGGATCCATGTTCATGCCTAAATCCATCAGATCGTTAAATTTGTCTTTAGCCAAGTTTGCAAGTTCGTCCATTTCTTGGTCACTGGCTTCGAGATCACGCACTGTAGGCAATGCTATATCAATTTTGTCTATAGCTTCGTCTACTCGGGCAATTATTTCTTTGTTGTCAGCAATGGCTTTCAAAGCTTCGTTTGATTCAGCAGATTCTGTTGAAGGCAAATTAGTAGGAAGATCAAAGAGTTCTGAGAGTTTTTTGGTCATGCTCGTATTTACCGAGCTCGTCCTTGATGGAAGATATCATTTTCAGTTATAACACGAAAGCGTAAACCATTTTGGCTGCACCAGGCTTGGGCTGCTTGCCATTTGTACATATTTAAAATTGCCGAGGCTTTGTCTCTTTCGCTACGTGCTTCTTGAAGATTGGTTTCTTTAGTAGGTTTTACTTCAATAAGTTCTGCATACTTGTCACCATTTTTATTCACGTACATGATCATAAAATCAGGCACATAAATTGTATTTTTGTTTGTAAAAGGATTGCGATATGGTATGTGTATTGCTTCACTGGCCCACTGCAACACCGCCGGATTAGTGTCACAAAATCTCATAAATGTGTGTTCCCAACTGCTTCTGAAATGTGGAACTTTCTTTCCTACATATTTGTCTGGGTTTAAAATTTGGTAAAAACCATTTGCAAATTTTGCTGCCATTAGGGTCTTATACTGCGTTGTATATATTTGTTCTGCACAGGCTGATTGGTAACACCAAGATAACTTGTGCCCTTACGTTCAAAGTTTAAAAATAATGCTGTGTATGCATCAAGTTCACCTGGCGGTAGACGCTGAAACTGTTTCAGTGTTTCCATAGGATTGATACCTTGTTTGACACTGGTATAAATTACAGCACTGGCCAGGGCTCGAGCTTCAATTTCGTTATCTGCTATTTGCTGAAAATAAGCAACAATTGCAGCGTCAACATTACTGCTTACGTTTACTGGTATTTCAAAAAAATTATTAAAATACTTGGTCACATTTGGTGGATCAAAGGTATTTAAGTTGATACGTTCTAAATTGGTTGGTTCAGTGACTGTTTTTTTTAAAATGTTTGCCATTTTAATCTCTCATGTACTTTTGATTGCTTGGCACAACAGGTACTTTTGTACGTAAATTGTTTGTGCTTGTTTTTGCCAAGAATATTTCTTTAGCATGTGTATCTATTTCTGCCTGTTCGGCGGCAGTACTACCACTGCTGTTTCCAAACAACGAAGTTGAAAATATAGCACTGTTGGCTGTCATTATGCGTTTCCTTTTGCAGCATTAGTCGACGTTGGGTATCCTGCATAACTCAAAGCCGGTTGTGGATTACCATTTTGAATAAATTGTCCTGCTTCAGCACCTGCTACATTTCTAAATGCTGCCACTTCGGTAAACTGACCGCTGCTGGCTATCACAGTGCCGCCATATGGTGTTTGAGCTAATGCACCAGTTGTTGATGCAACTTGGTTTGTGCCTGAAAAATATGTAGGAGCATTTGATGGAGAACTAAAATAATTTCTATAAGCATCTGCTTGTTCTTGATTCTTTTTCTCTTGTTCTGCTTTGGCCTTGGCTTCGCGTTCTTTGGCCACTTTCAAGATTGCTCCTCCAAAACTAAACGCAGCGAACGGAGATTCACTGCCTACCGCTGTAAGTGCTGTTGCAGTTTCTGCTGCTCCAGGAGTGCCGGGTTTGTCTGTTACAACAGTTTTATCCAATTCACCGCCGGTGATTTGATTTTTATTATTAACCAGTAAGCCTGCAATGGCCACACCTACACCCAATTCTGGTTTGCCTGTCAGTGCCAGTGCTGCACCACCAATAGCCAGACCTGTTCCAAGTCCAATTGACGATCCGTTACTGTTGACCGAGCCCGACGATACTCCGGGTATGCCAGGAAGACTAAAACCACCCGATGATGGTCTATTGGCTAAACTGCCAATTGAAGGTACAAAAAATCTGTCTCTGGGATCTCTGCCATTCAAGATATCGGTTCCGGCGGACAACAATTCTGCCGCTGCCAATCCACCCAAGTCAACATTCTGATTTTTTTCAAAAGATCTAAATAATCCAAATGCTCCGCGCACTGGGTTTTGTACAAAACTGTCCAGCGCCGATACTATACCACCAGGGCCTAATATGCTGTTAGTACCGCCGCCCGCTGCGGTTAAAGGACTTGGCGATTTGTCATAGTGTAAGTCTGCAAAGCCTTTGACAGTGTTTCTTGTGACATATCCGCTGGCATAAAGCAAGGTAGTATAGGCCAATGTCATTGAATGTTCCAGGCTCCCGTTGCTGCTGGCCTGATGCTGTCCGTGACTGAAACTAATTATAGTGGGATTTACAAGTGTATATTCACTAAATCTTTTTTGATGTAAACTGTAAATTCTTATTGCTTGGATATACTGTGCGCCGTTGACTCCGCCACCATTTCTTGGCTTATATCCAAAATTGTTAAGTACATCCCTTTGACCAAGTCTATACTGTGTTTTTGAATGATATAACGGATGAATTTGACCCGAACTGTCTGAATAACTTGCATCCATATCTCTGTAGTAATGATGCATGTAATCAAACCAAAAATTTCTTACCACATCAGACTGATCGTCATGAAAAGTTATTTGTATGTTGTCATATTTTATTTTTGTTTGTATAACATCTGGTCTGTTATACATGTTGAAAGTTTTGGTGTCTATATTAAACTTGGGTAAATCAACCGACTTGACCAGCATACCTGCTTCTAATACTCTATCTCTTGCTACCTTGGTCAAGGTAGGATCTAAATCAAAGTACACATGATAAAGCCAATCATATTTAGGGCTTAGAGCGTAGTTATTGTCAACATACAAACGACTGGCATGTTTGAAATCTTTTATTTGATCGCCAGTGGCAAGTTGCTTTAAGAAACCGTCAAATATTCCCATTATGATTACCTTTTAGATATTTATGCCAAAAAAATACCCGGATTTGACCGGGTATTTTTTCTACAATCAAAATAATTAACTTACACCAGTAACCAATGTTCCCAGTGTACGTCCTACCAATGTTCCTACTCCTGTTCCAGTTGGAGTCTGGATTGCATTATCGTAAGTCACTGTCAATGTAATATCTGCTGGAGAACTCTCAGTATATGCCATTTCACCATAATTTACTTGATTAACAAACGCTCCATACAGTTCCCAAGTTTCTAATACGGTAGGCTGGTTAGCACCATTGCCACCATCTAACATTTCAAACTTTAAAAGGAATTTGTAATCAATGCCAGAGCTTGCTGATGCCTGTTCCATAAAATCAAATTGTTTCTGAATCTGCTCACCAACCAATTTGCTCACATTGCCGCCGGCATCGTCACGTAATGTGACAGTGACTGGTTCCCAACTTGGTTTACCAACCAAGTTAACCTTACTGTTATAAGCCTCAATGACAAAAGGATTGAAGTTTACGTTAGGACGGCTAATACTTGCCACTTGTTTTGTTAGTTCAACTCTGTCGCTGCTTACACCAAAGTTTTCAAATATCGCACGGAAGCGATACTTTAGTTTAGGCATTAGCAGACCTTGGGTGCTCGCACTTTGATTAGTTGCTAAAGGTACTGTAAATCTGTTTAATGAGGCTATTGCCATTTATATTCTCCTGTTATAGGTATTTATCAAATTTTTTCCAAAATTTTTCGGGGGTATTTTACACCCCCTTACCCATATTATACTCCTGCTGCAATGTCACCTGGGTTCTTTAAACGAATTGGAATGTAAATAAACTCTACATCTTTCATAGGCTCAATTGCAATATCAACGTACAATTCATTACGTGCAATACGTGTTGGTGTATTGTTAGTATCGTCACAAACAACAAGATAGTCGTAAATACCGCGTTTTGACACAAGATCGTTAATAGCTCCGCTAATTACGTTCTTGATCTGATCACGAGTGATTTTATCGTTTGGTTCAAACAAGAAACCATTGCCCACATTTGCAAGAATAGTTCTTATATAGTTGACCAGTCTTGCAACATTGATACGATCCAGACTGCTTGCAGTTGGGTTACGAGTTTTCTGCCCCCATACAACAAGACCAACACCAGGTAAGTTTGTAATAGGATTAATTCTATTTTCATACAATGTGTCTCTTAGTCCCACACGTATGCTGTTAAAATTAAACTCACCAGTATTGGCATCAATATAACCAATGCTGCTGGCATTATCAATTAAGCCTCTTCGTGTTCCGGCTGGAGCAAACCATTGATAGGCTACATTGTCATTAAAAATCATTGTACGTAATGCCATATGACTGGCTGGTACTACAATCGAGTTGCCTTGCAAATCACTTGTCTGACCGCATGGATAATACACGCCCAGGTAAGGATCAGATATTGCCAGACCGTCACCGTTGGCGTTGTTGCTCCAATTGGCAATGTCAATTGCATTTGGTGCAAGTCGCATCGGTGTGTCGCCAATGATAAATGCTGTGTTTGCACGATCGTTATTTAATGCTACCATCTCATCAATTACTTCTGGATAACCTGGTGCACAAATAATATTGAATGCAAATTGTTCTTCACGGACTTCGGTACTGGCTATCAACGCTGCCTGCATAGCTGCTGTAATCATTCTACGCTGTGCTTGGCGACCCATGTACGGACTTCCGTTGTCTTTCAACCCACTGGCTGTTTGCCATGTATTTTTCACTGCTGGCAAACTACCTCCGGCGCCTGGCACGGCTGGTAAATCAGGGTATGCTGTTGCATTAAATTTATTACTCACATACTGTTTGATATTGTAACCACTGCGTCTTGTGTTAAACAATAACATACCACGCGGATACAATCTAAAGTCAGGTGCATCTTGATCTAAATAATCGCTTTCTAATAGATCAGTAATTGATGGTAAACTGTCAGTGATAATATCAGTTGTACCTGATGTATCCCAACGGGCATCAGCAAATAATATACCATTTTGCCCTACCTGATCGGTGTTATCAATCAGAATCCAGTCTGAGCCATCATATCTGTACAGCACTGGATAATTTTCAAGGTCACCACTGTCTAACCATAAATCTCCTGCTGCTAATGCCGTTACGCCATCACTTTGTTGTGTAGGCTGACTTGCACTGATAATAACACCTTCAGGATCGGTTAGACTTAG